CGTAGCCGATCCTTTGTTGGGCCAACAGAATGTCTAATTTGGGCATATGGTCGTCCATAACCCGCATGGGGTTAATTGAGCCATTTGAATTGCAAGTGGCTCGTGGGCAGGTGGGCGGCCATTCTGTAGTTACGGTGTCCGGTTACAACTCCGATGTTGACACGGCGTGGGAAATGATTACTCCTATTGGGGACTTATCATTTCCTGCTACCGCCTTACAGATGACTGTAAGTTCATCTAGCGCCAGCGATACGGCGGCGGGAACCGGCGCAAGAACTGTGCTGATTTCGGGGTTGGACGCCAACTATGCGGTTATTACTGAGGCGGTCACCATGAATGGTCAGACTGCTGTAACGACCACCAATTCATTCTTGCGCATCAACAACATGTTGGTTACAACGGCGGGTACGGGACTTGCAAATGCAGGAACTATCTACATTGGTTCTGGCGTTGTAACTGCTGGCGTACCAGCGACTATCTATAACGTAATTGCCGTAGGTTATAACAATACAACATCAAGCCAATACACAGTACCTGCTGGCTATACTGGCTACTTGGTAATTGCTCGAATTGGTTTGGCACAAGATACTGGAACCAGTTTAATTACTGCAAGAACTCGTTTTGTGGGAACAAATGGAATTGCCATCACTGGCCCGCTGATTGTTACCAATAACAATATTTCAACCCAACCATTTCCCTATCCTCTCTCAATTGCTGAAAAGACTCGCATTCAAGGCGAAGCAATTGGCGGGGCAGCAAACAATGAGGCGGCTGGTTTCTTTGAGATAGTTCTTATTGAAAACTACATGCAGGGTTAAAATGGCTAAGTCAGAAGCATGGCAGAGGAAAGAAGGCAAGATTGGATGTGCTATAATGGCAACATGCAAATCTTTAATTCCTACATCATTCGCCATCCAGAGGATGAGTCTCCTGCCTTTTGTGCTAAATGTGGTCAAGACAAGCCTCCATCATCGTATTACGTACATAGTAAACGAGTTGATGGGGCTGTTCGGTATCGGCCCTATTGCAAGGCTTGCAGGGTCAAAGGCGGACGTAAAAATTGGGCTCGGCCTGTACACAGCAAACTTATTGAGGTTGGAGTGCAGCGGTGCAAATTTTGCCAAACAGAAAAACCGCTTGCAGAGTTTTATGCCAATGGGTGTTTTGCAGACGGCACTAAAAAGTATCGTTCTAGGTGTAAGGCGTGCGTGCTTGACCTTTCAAAACAGAAGCAACCAGTTGTGTACGCTAGTAAATCTGCAAAGCGTTCAGCATCCCCAAAAAATTTTATTTCCGGTGCGCTTAACCACGCTGCACAAAGAAAACAGCATCTTGGGTTTGATATTGATTTGGTTTACCTGCTGCAAGTTTATGATCGGCAAGAAGGGCGCTGCGCTATAACGGGGGTAGAAATGACTTACTTGGCGGGAAAAGGGCGCGTGCTCACCAATATAAGTATTGATCGCATTGATAGCAGCCGTGGATACGTTCGTAATAACGTACAATTGGTGTGCGATATTGCTAATCGAATGAAGCAGGAATTGACGCATAACGAATTAAAACTGTGGTGCCAACGAATTTTGGAGCATGGAAAATGAAAAAGTTCAAGACCCCTGCTTGGGGTCGGGCGGAGGGGAAGGCCAAGGAAGGCGGATTGAACGCCAAAGGCCGCGCCTCCTACAACAAAGCCAATCCGGGCAAGCCGGGGTTAAAGCCCCCAGCACCGAAGCCAAAGACGGAGAAAGACGCCAAACGGCGAAGCTCCTTCTGTGCGAGGATGTCAGGCGTGAAGGGACCGATGAAGGACGAAAAAGGTAAACCAACCCGTAAAGCGCTGGCGCTAAAAGCATGGAATTGTTAACATGGAAACTAACGAATTGAGCACGGTTAGAGAACTAGCCACACACGCGGCTGATATCAAACATCTCCAAGAGGATATGGACCGTTTGGTAAAAGATATGGATGAAATAAAGAAGTGTCTTGGTAAAATCCAAAACACGTTGTCCGAAGCCAAGGGTGGCTGGAAAACTTTAATGATGATTGGTGGAGCAGGTGGCGCATTAGGTGTTATGCTTACACAATTGTTTCAGGGATATTGGAGTAAGTAATGCCAAGTCACAGCAAAAAGCAGCATAATTTCATGGAGGCGATCGCTCACTCGCCTTCGTTCGCCAAGAAAGTTGGCGTTCCTCAGTCAGTGGGCAAAGAGTTCTCCAAAGCCGATAAAGGCAAAACATTCGCAAAAGGTGGTGATATGAAAGAATCCAAAGCTATGGTTAAAAAAGAAGTGTCCTTCATGAAAGAAAAGGGCGCTCCTAAATCTATGGTTAAACATGAAATGGAAGAAGGCAAAATGAAGCGTGGTGGTATCGCCAAGCCTATGCCTACTGCCAAAGAAATGGGCACCCTGAACATGAAAAAGGGCGGCGTAGTTCCTTCTAAGATGGGCGCTGTAAAGACAGCCAAGCCTTCTATGGGCTCTGCTTCTTCCCGCGCTGACGGCATTGCTCAAAAGGGCAAGACCAAAGGCAAACTGCTCAACAAAGGCGGAAAGTGCTAAGGATTTATCATGGGAAAAGTTACTGATTTTTTAAAAGACGCCGGTGAAGAAATTGTTCGCGGCGCTCGTAGAGTTGGTCAGGATCTTGGTATTGCAGAAGACCCAAACAAGTATAAAAAAACACCACAGGGTGAAGCAATGGCAAGCAGCGACGCCGCAAAAGGCGCTAGGAACTACGTTCGCATGTACAAAGAAGGCCTTGGCATGAAGGGCAAAAATGACGAATACGAATACAAAAAAGGCGGCAAGGTTTCTTCTGCATCCAAACGTGCTGATGGTTGTGCCGTTAAGGGCAAAACAAAAGGCAAGTTAATTTAAAGGTTTATCATGCCAACAAAAGAGCAAATATTGCAAGACTTATTGGACGAAAAAAATGCCGTCAAAAATGAACGCGCATACAATAAAGCCATGCCCCAGCCCGATACAACCTATGGCAAGTTGCAAAATGATGCTGTAACTTTGCCCGGCAAATTCCCAAAGGGAACAACTTTGGAATCCGTGCTTGGAAAAAATGCATCTCAAGAAAAACCTCCTTCTGAAATTCCAATGGAAAAACAACCAAAGGGAACGACTTTAGAAAAGTTTAAAGAAGATGCAAACAAAAAAAGCTCTACTAAAGGCATGTCTAACAAAGATATGATTCCATTAAAAAAAGGCGGTTCCGTTTCTTCTGCTTCTAAACGCGCCGACGGTTGCGCTGTTAAAGGTAAGACAAAGGGCCGCTTCGTGTAAATGTTTATTGCGGAATTCCTGCTGTGTGTTGCGATAAAATGTAGCCCCATAGAAGGTACGCCCTTTATGTTGTTTGAGAGTAAGGACAAATGCTTAACGTTTGCCCACGAGGCAGCAAGGGCAATAGTCCTCCAGCTAGACGATAAAGATTATTCTGTGGCGTATAGATGTGTAATGGTAAAAGAATCGCAACACACGTAGGAAAATATTATGATGGCATCAAGAGGCATGGGGGACATCAATCCCCAGAAAATGCCAAAAGTTAAAAAGATGAAACGCCGTGATGACACGGACTTTCTGGAATATTCAAAGGGTGGTTTGTACGAAAACATCCACAAGAAGCAAGAACGGATCAAGCGCGGATCTAAAGAAAGAATGAGGGAGCCCGGATCTAAGGGTGCCCCGACTGAAGAAGCATTTATTCAATCAGCTAAGACTGCCAAAAGATGACTACTACCGGCTCCTCCATTTTTAACATGGAATTCTCAGAGATTGCTGAGGAGGCATGGGAGCGGGCTGGTCGTGAGATGCGCTCTGGTTACGATCTTCGTACCGCTCGCCGGTCAATGAATCTTTTAACCATTGAGTTTGCAAACCGTGGCTTGAACATGTGGACTATTGAGCAGGGTTCTTTTAACCTGACTCCCGGTTTAAACACTTACCCACTCCCTACGGATACAATTGACCTGCTGGATCACGTCATCAGGACAGGCGCAAACAGTTCTTCTACTCAGGCAGACTTAAACATTACGCGTATTAGTGTTTCTACTTACGCCACTATCCCCAATAAAATTACACAAGCTAGACCTATTCAGGTTTGGATTCAACGTCTTTCTGGTGAAACAAATCCTACAGGATCTACATTAAATGGAAATATTACTGCATCTGATACAACCATCACGCTTAGCTCGGTTGTTGGATTGGCTGCTTCGGGTTATATCCGGCTAGATTCCGAGACAATTTACTACAACTACATAGATGGCAATACGATAAACAACTGCTTCCGCGCACAGAATGGGACCACTGCGGCCTCTCATACTACTGGCACGGCGGTTTTTGTACAGCAGCTTCCAGCCGTGACCGTATGGCCCACGCCCGATTCCTCCGTACCGTATCAATTTGTATACTGGAGAATGCGGAGAATTCAAGATGCTGGAAATGGTATCCAGACAGCAGACATGAACTTCCGCTTTTTACCCTGTTTGGTGGCGGGATTGGCGTATTACATTGCCATGAAAGTTCCAGAACTCATGAATAGAGTAGAGATGCTCAAAGCTATTTATGACGAACAGTTCAACTTGGCAGCAGCAGAAGATCACGAAAAAGCAGCCATTAGATACGTACCAAGGCAGATGTTCATAGGCGGGAGTACGCCGTAATGGGTAAAAAATTAACTCCTCAAGAAGAAAAAATTGTTCAATATCACAGGGACAATATTAGATTTAACAACGTTGGACGCGATGAGGCGGGTCGTCCAGTAACAGTTTACTCTACTGGGGTTGATATGGATTCAGGTCCATACAAGGGAAAAATTGTCACCGTTCCCGGTTATATAAATGGAAAAATTGAAGATCCAGATACAGTTAGGGAGTATTGGAGAACGGAAATAAACAAGGGCAAGTGGCCCGCTTATGATACATCTAAAGAAGAAAATAAACGCGCCGCCGAAATACATCAAATTATGGATGATGAGGAGCAAGAGGCTCTTTCTGCTGGCAAGGCAAAGGGTTACAAAAAAGGTGGCAAAGTTTCTTCCGCATCATATAGGGCCGATGGCATTGCTAAAAGAGGTAAAACTAAAGGCAGGTTAGTGTAATGGGTAACAGGTTTGCCAGTGGTAAGTTTTCAATTGCAGACTGTGATCGTTGTGGGCAAAGGTTTAAGTTAAAACAGTTAAGATTTGAAGTTGTAAAGACTAAGCTGTACCAGTTAAAAGTCTGTCCTGAATGTTTTGATCCCGACCATCCTCAACTTCAATTGGGCATGTATCCGATTGACGACCCGCAAGGTGTTCGCCAGCCAAGGCCAGATATAACGTATGTTACGGCTGGTTTGAATTACAATGGACTGCCTACCAGCGGTTCTAGAGATATCCAATGGGGCTGGAATCCTGTAGGCGGGGCCAGTCAGTTTGATGCATTGTTAACACCCAACTATCTAGTTGGAATAGCGCAAATAGGTACGGTAACGGTTAGTTAAGGAGCATATATGGAAACTAAACAAGTGAAACAAATCGCTGACGTGGAAGCCAAGAAAGTAGTCAAGGCCCACGAAAAGAAGATGCATCCCGGCGCAAAGAAGTTTGCCAAGGGCGGCGTAACAAATGAATCTTTGGTTAAATACGGTCGCAACATGGCCCGTGTTATGAACCAACGTGGCTCAGGCCGAGGTGGTTAATATGGCTAAATTCAGCAAAAAAGAAATGGGTAAAGAAGTTGGTCAAGCCAACGTCTACGCAGAACCCCACACCATGACTGGTAAAGTCGTGAAGCCAGAAAACGTAATGGGCACAGGTTATCCTGAAGAAGCCAAGACTACAGGGATTAAAGTTCGTGGTACAGGTGCCGCAACTAAGGGGCTCTACGCAAGAGGTCCAATGGCGTAATTATGGGTACTCCGGTTGCTATTTACAAAATTGTTAATGCCATAGATGGCAAGATATATATTGGGCAATCGGTAAATCCAATTCAACGCGCAAAAAGACATTTTTGGAAAAATAATGGTTGCATAAAGCTCGGGAATGCAATTGCAAAATATGGAAAAGAAAACTTTGTTTTTTCTATTTTATGTTGGTGTGATGATAAATCAGATGCTAACGAGGTTGAAACTTTGTTAATTTCTTTGGGCGATACTTGTAACAATGGATATAATATTACCCCGGGTGGATTTGGAACCGGGTCTGGAGAAGACAATCCATTTTTTGGAAAAAAGCATAGTGACAAAAATAAAGAAATGCTTTCTAAAATTAAAATGGGAAAGCCGTTGTCAAAAGAAACTAGGGAAAAAATTGCAAATGCGAACAGAACCCGCACAATGTCGGAGGCGACAAAAGAAAAATTGCGGGCAAGGCCAAAATCACAGTTGTGCAGCGAGCGCACGGCTGAAGCAAATAGAAAACGTGTTTGGAGCGATGAGTCAAAAGCAAAGTTGATTGCACACAATACGGGTAAAAAGATGTCTGAAGAAACAAAAGCTAAAATTGCAGCAGCAAATAAATTAAGAGTTTGGACTCCAGAGTCTAGAGCTAAACTTTCAGCATCTAAAACAAAGGTGATGGCATGAACTATGCCGAGCTGGTCGTAGCCGTTTCAGATTACTGTGAGAACACGTTTC